CTATCCACGGTGAAGCTCGACCTCTGCACGACAGCGCTGCGTGAGATAGGTTCCGGTGATCGTGTCGCCTGTTCTTGTTCCACTGAACGCCAACACGGAGGGCTGATGGTTCATGCCTGTGGCGTGCAGGTCGGCAGCGACTTGGCTTATTCCATCGGAGGTGCCGTGCAGCGTCAGCACGCCTGCGGTCGGCGAGAAGATTGCCGCGTAAGGGGGAGTTCTGCCGGCCTCGATGGTCAGGAGAGCCTGAGTGGCAGAGTCACAGTTGCCTGCCACGGGTTTTACGGAACCCACCCAACGCCCTTGTATGCCTGTCGGACTGTTTGTACAGGCTGAAAGTGCGAGGACGAGCAGCAGTTGCTTGAAAGGGCTGCCACGTCTGCTTGCGCACCATGCGCCGGTTTGATTCCCGAGCGCGCGGGAAAATCCTGCACACGACGTGCGATGACGCTTGCCCATCGACCCCATAATTCCCTAAGTTGTTAGTCATGCTGACGGATTGTAAGTCGGGATGGTGCGTCGGCGTTACAGGCAATGGATTGTCCCGACAACGAACCAGATCCGGGGGCAGATTATTTTGGGATTGCACAATGGGCAAGCCTCTATGGTGGGTCCATGTGCGCTCAGGGCGGAAAAGGCGAGACGCAAGAAAGCTGTAATTGCCGGGTTGCTCGAACTTGGCTTCTTGTGAAGTTTGATCGTTGGATAAATGTCAGGTGCTTGTCTGAAGCCAAATGCTTGATTTTTCCTGGTGAACAGACCCAGATCGTAGCCTGGTGAAGAGCATCTTGGAACGTATCTGATGTATCAAGAGAGGTCCGTGATTCAAGCTCTATTGCCCCTTGATGTCCTGCTGCGGACAATGCGCCGCAAGTGGGACGACGGTGACCACGATGGTGCGGTTTACTTGGCCAGAATTGCTGCTCCGTACCTGCATTCGAAGCAGATATCACGAACATCGCGGAGCGAGCTTTGGGCGATGGGTGACGAGGAGCTTGATGCACTGTGTGGGGGGGCTGACGGGCTCCAGGCTCCAGACGACCGAGCAATTTCAGGCGCTGGAGGAGAAGCAGCTTCGCGCTAGCATTCGCAGCAGGCTGCGGGACTGGGCGGAGTTGGCCCTGGCGCCGAACAACCAGGTGCCGGCCGCGCATCATCTTCTGCTCATCGAGACGCTGGAACGTGTCGCGCGGGGCGAGATCGATCGGCTGCTGCTGCTGCTGCCTCCTGGTTCGGCGAAAAGCACTTATGCCTCGATGCTGTTCCCGGCTTGGTGGTTTTCGCAGCATCCCGCAAGTTCGGTGATCGCCGCCGCTCACACGGGCGGGCTGGCCCGCCATTTCGGCCAGGGCGTGAGGACGCTGATCGAGGAGCACTCTGCGCGGCTTGGCTACGGGCTGCAGCGAGGCGCGTCTGCTGAACAGTTCATGACGGATCGTGGTGGACAGTACTATGCCACAGGTGTTCGTGGCGCGGTGACTGGCCGGCGGGCTGATCTGCTGCTTGTCGATGATCCGGTGAAGTCGCAGGCGGACGCTGACAACGCCGCTTCCCGTGAGCGGCTGTGGCAGTGGTTCCGGTCGGACCTGTCGACGCGGCTGCGGCCTGGTGGCCGCATCGTGCTGATCATGACACGCTGGCACCCGGACGATCTTGGGGGACGGCTTCTGGATACTGGCGACTGGCAGGTGCTGCGGCTGCCCGCGCTGGCCGAGCCCGAGGACCCTCTGGGGAGGGAGGTGGGCGCACCGCTCTGGCCGGGGTGGGAAAGCCTGGAGGCTCTCCACCGGAAGCGGCGGATGCTAGGCGAACGTGCGTTTGCGGCGTTGTTTCAGCAGGCGCCCGTGCGGCAGCAGGGCTTGCTGTTCCGTGTGGGGCAGATCGGGACGGTGGATACCTGCCCGCAGATGCAGGGCGGGCAGATGGTCAGGGCCTGGGATCTGGCCGCGACGGCTGGTGGCACGGGCGATCCCGACTGGACGGCCGGGGTCAAGCTGCTGCGATGCAAGGATGGCGGCTTCGTGGTGCTTGATGTCCGCCGGGTCAGAGTGCCCTCTGCGGAAGTTGCCGCCCTGATCATGGCGACGGCGCAACAGGATGGCCGCGAGGTGGCTGTCGGCCTGCCGCAGGATCCGGGGCAGGCCGGCGCAAGGCTCAGGTGCATTTCCTGACGCAGAAGCTTGCCGGGTTCCGGGTCGCGGCGACTCTCGAGACGGGTTCCAAGCTCAGTCGCGCGGTACCGGTCGCAAGCCAGGTCGAAGCGGGACTGGTGAAGGTGGTTCAAGCGGAGTGGACGCGGGCGTTCCTGGAAGAACTTGCGGATTTCCCGAACGGGTCGAAAGACGATCAGGTGGATGCGCTGTCTCGAGCCTTCTCGATGCTGACGATGACGACCGGGCCGGCGCGTTTCGCGCAGGTTCCCTTCCTGGGGCGGTGAATGTTTCAGACAATTTGTGACCTGATCCCCCGCGATCCGGACTATCCGGCGCGTGCCCGGGATCTCGACATCCTGCGGAGGGTGCTGGACGGCACGCTCTACGACATCCTGCCCTATGAGTTCCACGACGAGCGGAGAGGGGGCGGGGAATACATTCCGCTCAGGCAACGCAAGCCCTCAGTCCGCTACGCTCTTGCCCGGATCGTGGTCGAGGACAGCGTCGCGCTGCTGTTCAGCGAGGGGCATTTTCCGGTGGTGGACAGTGTGGACCATGCCGTGCGGGACGCCCTGGGAGCGGTGGTCCGGGATGCGCGTCTCAACCTCGTGATGGTCGATGCCGCCCTGCGCGGGTCCGTGGGGTCGGTTGCCCTGCTGCTGCGCGTCCTGAGGGGACGGATCTTCGTCGACGTGTTGGACACCCCGTACCTGACCCCGGAGTGGGACGCCGACGCGCCGGACACGCTCAGCCGGGTGAGCGAGCGCTATAAGGTGAGCGGCCAGGTGCTGGTCGCGCAGGGCTACGCCGTCGCTGACGCCGGCGCCGCATACTGGTTCACGCGGGTCTGGGACGTGCAGGAGGAGACGTGGTTCCTGCCGGTGGCTGTCGGCAGCGATCTGCCTGCCGAGAGGGATGTCAGCCGCAGCATCAGGCATGGGCTGGGTTTCGTGCCGATCGTGTGGGTGCGCAACCTGCCGGGTGGGCGGGGCCTGGATGGCGCCTGCACGTTCAGGGCCGCGATCGAGACCTCGATCGAGATCGACTACCAGCTCAGCCAGGCGGGACGCGGCCTGAAGTACAGCTCCGATCCGACGCTGCTGATCAAGGAGCCGGCGGGGCTGGACGGCGACATGGTCCGTGGTGCCGCGAACGCCCTGGTGGTGAGCGAGAAGGGCGACGCCAAGCTGCTGGAGATCGGCGGCACTGCGTCGGCCGCGGTGATCGAGTATGTGCGCACGCTGCGCGAGTTCGCCCTGGAGAGCGTGCACGGCAACCGCAGCGATGCGTCGCGCCTGTCGGCGGCCTCGTCCGGCCGGGCGCTGGAGCTGATGAACCAGGGTCTGGTCTGGCTCGCCGACAACCTGCGGGTCAGCTACGGCGAGGGAGCGCTGCTGCAGCTTGCGCGCATGGTTCTGCAGGCCAGCCAGCGCTACCGGCTGAGGATCGGGGGCGTCGAGCTGGGGCGGCTGGACGCGGACGCGCCGCTGAGCTTGGCGTGGCCGCGATGGTACCCGGACTCGGCACAGGACCGTGCGGCGGACGCGCACACGTTGATCGCGCTGGTCGCGGCGGGACAGCTGTCGCGCGAGACCGCGCTGCGGTTCCTGGCACCGACGTACGGTGTGCAGGACATTGTGGAGGAACTTGGACGCGTGGAGCAGAAGCAATGAGCGACGAGGCAGGCGCCGGAGACACCGCGACCGAGGAGCTTGCATCGCTGCGGGCCAGGGCGGACCGGCTGGAGAAAGAGCTGCTCGACATGGGTACCGCGGCCAAGGACCGGCTGATCCGGGCGGAGCTGCGGATGGAGGCGGTCAAGGCCGGCATGATCGACCTCGACGGGCTGAAGCTCGCCAACCTGGCCCAGGTCAGCGTCGGCGAGGATGGCGAGGTTCAGGGCGGTGCTGCGCTGATGGACCGGCTTCGCGGCGAGAAGCCCTGGCTGTTCACGCGGGGCAGCTCGAGCAGCACCGCAAGCCCGCCACCCGGTGCGGCTGTCAAGCCGAGGCTTGCGACGGAGATGTCGCTGGACGAGTGGAAGGTTGCCCGCGCGGAGCTGCTGCGCAGGCGATAGCGGTTCCGCGACCGGGTTCGCGGCACCTCAGCTTGGCTTGCCCGGGCTGGCCTCGCGGCTGTGCACCATCGCGAGATGGTTGGTGAGTGCCCGGACGACGCGCTGTGCGTCGGCCGCCTGCAGGACGAAGCCGACCGGGCCGTAGGCGGGGTGCTGGAAGGCGATGACGGATCCCTCCGTCAAGGCTTCGGGCTGCACCGCCCATTGTGTCGCAAAGACCGGGTTGATGGCAGCGCCGGTGATCGGCGGGATGGGCTCGTTCGCGACCAGGCGGCTGCGGGCGGCTCCGAGGTGCTGGATCAGCGTCGTGATCTGGGCCACCGAAAGCGTGAGGCTGCCGTCAAGGCCGCTGGGCGGCAGCAGGGTGAGCGTCGCGTGCGACACGTCTTCGGCGACGGTCACCGCAAGTCTTGGTTCGGTCGCCTTGACGTGCTTGTCGGCCTTGTTCCTGGCCGGCTTGTCGGACGGTTTCGGGCTCATCCGGGATCTCCAACTGGCCTGACCACAGATCAGTAGTTTCTTTCCACGTTTCAGACGAGGCAATAGCATGGGCATCCAGAATTTCCCGGTGGCGCTGCAGCCGATCATCCAGCAGGGCTTCCTGGCACGCGAGTTCGAGCAGGCGATCCGCTCGCGGCTCGGCTACCGAGCCTGTGCTGACCGGGAAGATATCTCGGTCGGTATCGGCGAGACCTTGACAAAGACCCGGGCAGGGCTGAAGCCGTCCGTGACCATCCCAATCCCTGCCTCGTTCAACACCAACCTGGACAATGGTCTGGTGCCCACGGGCTGGGGCGTCGAGCAGTGTACCTTGATCATCAACCACTATGCGTCGACCACCGATCTCAACATGGTGACCAGCCGGGTGGGGATTGCGAGTCAGTTCCTGCAGAACGCCTACGTCAATGGCGAGCAGGCGGCACGCAGCCTGGACGAGCTGGCGCGCAATGCCCTGTTCTCCCCGTATTTCGGGGGCAACACCCGGGTCCGCACGACGCTGGCCTCCGCGTCGCCGCAGGTTGCGGTCGACGACATCCGAGGCTTCCAGACGATTTTCTTCAATGGCGTGCAGTCCCCCGTGGGCAGCACGTCTTCGATGACCGTCACGATCGGCTCGAACACCTACACGCTGGTGGGCGCTGCGGCGGACCAGGTCAACGCCGCCACGGCGCCGGGCGGGTTGTCCGGCGTGCTGACGCTGGCGGGCAACGTGTCGGTGCAGGACGGCACGGTGGGCAACACCGTGCAGGCTGCGACGGCGTCGGTGATCATGCGGCCCAACCGCAGGACCAATACCAGCGCGTTGCTGCAGAGCGACGTCATGTCGATGGACTCCGTGCTGGATGCCATGGCTGCGCTGCGGATGAACGCCGTCCCGGACATCGGGGGCGCGTACAACTGCTATCTTGATCCAGTCAGCGCGCGACAGCTGTTTGCAGATCCCGACTTCCAAAGGCTGTTCATCGGCCTGACGTCGGCCAACGAGGTGTTCCGGCCCGGCATGGGCGTGGTCAACGAGTTTCTTGGGGTCCGCTTCGTCCTGACGACGGAAGCCTATGTTCAGGCGCATCCGACCATCGCCGGATCGTCCGTGCGCAGGCCGATCATGGTCGGCCAGGGTGCGCTCATCGAGGGAGACTTTGCCGGCATGACGGCCGACGACGTGGCCCCTCATGCGGCGGAGATCGCCCTGATCGACGGCGTGGCCATGGTCACGCGCGAGCCTCTCGATCGCCTGCAGCAGATCATCTCCCAGTCCTGGTACTGGATCGGCGGGTTCTGCGCGCCGTCCGACACCACGACGACGAGCCTCACGGTGCCGACTGCCACCAACCCCGCCTTCAAGCGCGCGGTCATGATCGAGCATATCGGCTGACACTGCCGGGCGGGAGCATTCCCCGAGCAAATCGGCGCGTCCTGGCTTGTTCGGAGCGATCCGGAGACAGGGCGCGCCGCAATCGCCTGATTGGTTCGGAGGTTTGATGTTCAGCGACATGGAACGCACGGATGTGCGTCGTTTCTGCGGCTATCCCGCCTATGGCTCAGGTGCCGCGGGCAACATGGGGTGGCGGTTCTACACGGCTTACGGCGCCCTGGAATACCGGTTGAACAACCTGTCGTCGGCCGAGGAGGCCGTTGTCCGAAAGCATCTCGCGACCCTGTCTGCACTGGAGTGCGCTGTTCCCGATGCTGGCGGGACGCTCGATACCGAGCGTGCGGCAGTCTGGACCCGCAACGCGGACGAGGTTTCCGATCGTCTGCATCTGCTGGACGAATGGCGGCGGCGTCTGTGCCAGTTCCTGGGAGTGCCGCCAGGCGAGGGGCTCGCCGGCGGTTCCGGCGTGGCGTGGATTGTCTGAGACCGGGGGCTGTCATCAGGGTTCCTAAACAGTGCTCCCCCCGCTGGAGACGTGTTTTCCGTAAAACCGGCGCAGAGGTTTCATGACTCCAGTTCTCCTGCAGGACCGCCTGCAACGCGGTCTCGGCGTGGCGGCTCGCCGGATCGGCACAATCCACGATGTCCTGCGCCCGAGAGGCAACGGGCCGCCGCTGGCGCGGGCCAACCGTGTGCTGCGGCTGCACGCCTCCTTCAATGCTGAGGACCAGAACTATCGCAAGCCGCAGGAGTTTGGCCGGGCGCTATGGTGGGGCGTGTTCGACAGCGCCTACACGCGGTGCGGCGATTACCTGGTCGGACACGACGCGACATATTTCGTCGCGGCACAGCAGGACCTCCTGCCCGTGCAGTGTGTGCGGACCAATCATATCGTGACGGCGTGGCGGCCGCTGGGCGCGAGCGGGGCAGGAACCACGGGATACGGCGGCGTGCGCGAGCTGGCAGACGAACGGCTGATCGAGCGCTGGCCCGCAAGCATACTCATGCGCGCGGGCGGCGGGTCCGGCACGCTGCCTGGCGAGGCTGGTGCCGGATCGTGGACGGTCCTTCTGCCAAGGCTGTCCGTGGTGCTGCGTTCCTCCGATCTGCTGCGTGACGAGACAGACCAGGGGTACCTGGTGGAGGCAGCAGAGAACTCGGAACTTGGCTGGCGGCTGATCGTGAGATCCGCCGCGGTTTGAGAGAGGCTGCCTGTTCCGCCTTTGCAACCAAGGAACCGCTCCGGGCACGCTGCGCATCACGATGAGGCGGGTTTACCTGTTTCGATGCGATGTCAGACGCCTGGCTTGATGTTGGTTCTGCGGCACGTGCGGCAGGGTGGGCCGCACATGTCTCGCGTCCGAGGTGTTGAATGGCTGACCTTTCTGATGTGGAACAGGCGCTGGTCGCGTGTGTGCTGGCTGCGTTGTATCCGGCGGGGATTGATGCAGGAAGTCCCACGGGATCGATGTGTCGGGTGTTCCGCGGCTGGCCAGTCTCGGCGCAGTTGGCGGCGGATCTGTCACGCGGTACAGCAAACGTCTCGGTGTTTTCCCTTCCCGGTGGGCGCACGACGACGCGATGGCCGGCAGAGGACAGCGTCCTGCCGGCGACGCCGGCGCTGCAGGTCGCCGTGACGGGGAACAGCGCGACATTCAGCGGTGCGGTCAGCGCCGGGCAGCTCGCCGGAGTTCTTATTTCCGACAAGGGCTACGTGTATAGGACACGGGATGGGGACACGCTTGGCACCCTGCTGGCGGGGCTGCGTGACGTTCTCCAGGCTGACCGGACTGTCGTGATCCGCGGTGCAACGCTCACGCTGCCTGACCTGACGGAGGTCGTGGCTCGGACGGGCAGCGATACCGCACTGCTGCGCGAGCTGCGGCGACAGGAGAAGCGCGTGCGCATTTCGATCTGGAGCGGTTCGCCCGATCAACGTGACGCCGTTTCGGCGGCGGTCGACGTTGCTTTCGCCGCCATCGATTTTCTTCCGCTTGCGGACGGCAGCGTTGCACGGCTGCGGTCTGATGGGGGAACAGTTCTCGATAACCAGGAGGAGGCGGCCGGCCTGTACAGGCGTGATCTAGTCATTGTCGTGGAGTACGCGACAACGATGACTATCGTGCAGCCTCAGATGCTGTTCGGCTGCCTGTCGGTCAATGACACGGTAAGTGTGTCGTAGTGGGGTATGTTATGAAATCTGCGCTGATCGTTGTCAGGCCTTTTGAAACGTACGCAGTGGGTGACGTGATCACGGATACGAACACGGCCGAGGAGCTTCTTGCTGGTGAGCATGCCCATGACGTGGTTCGCGTGCCCTACAACCAGGAGGTTCTGTCACCCGTGTGGAACGGTTCCGAAACTGGTGTTCCCGTCCGTGAAGGTGAGGTTTGAGCGATGCCGATCTATCAGCAGGGTAGCCTGAACACGGCGGCGCTGGTCGTTCCGGATCTGTATGTACAGATCGTTCCGCTGCAGAATCTGGTTCTGAACGGCGTGCCGACCAACCTGATCGGTCTGGTCGGCGGTGCGTCCTGGGGTCCGGTCAATCAGCCTGTGACTGTTGGCGGGATGGCCGACTACGCCCGGAACTTCGGTCCGGTGCTCGCGCGCAAGTATGATCTCGGGACCCAGGTTGCGACCTGTGTGCAGCAGGGTGCGCAGGCGTTCCGCTGCGTCAGGGTCACGGACGGGACGGACTCCGCAGCGAACTATGCGATGGGGTTCACCGCCGGGACCTACACGGTGCTGCTGAATGCCCGCTGTCAATCGGCGTGCAACATTGGCTCATCCGCAGGCTCGGTGCAGGTTGTTGTCATGCGGCACGGACCAGGCGTGCCCTGA